GACGAGGGGCACCACTACGTTACGCAGGGGATCTGGGGGCGGGCCGTCCGGTTGATGTTCCGGGCTAAGCTATTGTTCGTAACCGCCACCCCGGAACGCGCAGTCGGTAAAGGCCTGGGCGTCGATTCCGATGGATTCTGCGAGACGATGGTCGTAGGGCTATCGACGGCGCGGCTAATCAATCAGGGGTATTTGAGCCGGTTTATTTATAAAGCACCAAAAACCGACCTTGATATGAGCGACCTACCGATTACGGCATCGGGTGAGGTTAACGCCAAAGAGCTGCGGGCGCGTACCGTTAAGTCGCATTTAGTCGGGGACGTTGTAAAGCATTACCTACAATTCGCCCGCGGCAAGAAAGCTATCGTCTTTGCGTCAGATGTGGCCACCGCCGAAGAGATGGGCGTCTCATTCCGCGCCGCCGGCGTTAACGCCTACGCACTCAGCGGCGAGACCGATTCGTCCGTGCGGGACCGCAAGCTCGACGAGTTTGAGTTCGGCGACCTGGACGTCCTGGTTAATGTGGATCTGTTCGACGAGGGCTACGACGTGCCCGCCGCAGAGTGTGCGATCCTTGCGCGCCCTACGCAGTCACTAAACAAATTTTTACAAATGTGCGGCCGCGTTCTCCGGGTTGTCTACGCCGAAGGGTACGACCTGAGCACAGCCGAAGGCCGACGGGCTGCCATTGCCAACGGTCCGAAGCCGTACGCGGTGATCATTGACCCGGTGCGCAACTGGGAGCGCCACGGCATGCCAGATTGGCCGCGCCAGTGGACGCTGGAAGGCAAAGAGAAGGGCAGCCGAGCGACTACCGACACTATCCCCCAGCGCGTGTGTGATTGCTGCTCGCAACCGTACGAGGCGTTCTTTAAGGCGTGTCCGTATTGTGGCGCAGTGCCAGAGCCAGCGGGCCGCAGTGTGCCCGAACAGGTCGACGGCGACTTGGCCGAACTGGACGTCGAAGCCATGGCGAAGCTATTCGAGAAAATGCGCAAGGCAGACTGCAGCGACGAAGAGCACCAGCGCGGACAGTTCGCCCGCAACTTGCCACCGATCGCCCGCTCTCCGGACCTCAAACGCCACCAAGCAGCCAAACACCGCCGGGAAGTCCTGCGCAATCTGGTGAAGTGGTGGGTAGGCGCTCAGGAGGGCCGCGACTTAGGAGAGATCCACCGCCGTTTCTTCTTACGCTTCGGGGTCGATATTGCCACCGCCTTTATGCTGGACGCCAAAGACACTGACGCGCTGGCGGATAAAATAGCCGCGCGGTTTATGCTTGACACTGCGCCGGGTATGCGTTAACTTTATCAAAGAAAATTAACAGGAGAACGGATTAATGGCAATTATTTACATAGCCGGGCCCATGACAGGACTAGCTGGCTTTAACCTTGACAGCTTTAACCTTGCGGAGCTGGCGTTAAAAGAACAAGGCCACGAGGTGCGCAACCCTGCGTGCTTCGGCCATGGCTGGGCGGACTACGAGCACTATATGGAGCTCGACCTCGTCATGCTGGGCCAGTGCGAGGCGATCGTCTTCCTGCCCGGTAGCGAGAAGAGTCCGGGCGCACAGCGAGAAGCAGAACGCGCCACGGCGTTAGGTGTCTTGAATGCGTGCCGGCGTTATTGGGCGACGTGTGGGACGCGCTTCTTGTGGCGTACATTAAGAATGGGGGTGGCGCATGAGCTACCGCGAATGGGCCAACCGCCACCCACAAGCAGCGCAAGAGCTGCAGCAGCTATTGCACGCCGACGCGCACTGCTCGCCGGAAGGCACGCCGATCAAGTCGGAAGCGTACGCACAACAGGCAGCGCGGTTACAGGTAGCTAAGCAAGGCGGCCTAGCATGGCGCAACAACGTAGGGGCCAGCAAGAGCAAAGAACAACACAGCTGCCCGCGTTGCGAGTTCCGCTTTTGGGTTGAGCAAGCGCCGATCCGCTGGGGGCTTTGTAACGACAGCGCCAAACTAAACGGCAAGATCAAGTCCTCGGACCTGATCGGCATTATGCCAAGACTGATCACGCCTGAAATGATAGGCACCACGATCGGCCAATTCATAGCGATTGAGACGAAGAAGCCCGGCTGGAAGTACAAGGGCGACGACCACGAGACCGCACAGTTGGCATGGCTGCAACTAATCGCGGGCAAGGGTGGCCTGTCGTTTTTCAGCACAGGCGCGGCAGACTTATGACGATCACCGCAAGCCTTACCGAAGTGTTTCCGGGGTTAAAAGTCGAGGTGACTATTATCCCAATAACTCGCGGCTTCGGCGCTACTATCAATTACGGGGTCACGGTTTGGGCCGTGTCGGGCAACACGTCGTCGGTTATTCCCGGCGGTGAGGCAACGGTGCCGCCCGAAATGATTCAAAATATTAAATTAAAACTATGGGAGCAGATCAAACCATGAGCAACCAAGCACTGGTAATAGGCGACGCGCTGGAAATTGAAGTGCGCGCAAAAGTCCAACTAACAGGCGGCCAACTGGCGGCGCTATTCTGGCAGCTGGCAGACGACGAGCAGGCGGAGTTCTTCTCGACTCTCGCTTCAACTTCCGGCGGCGGTCAGCCCCTCTATAAACAAATGCACGCGGCCGCGGATAAAACGGACGACGACGGGCGCGCAGTTATGGAGATAATCGGGGACATGGCGAAATGATCATTAATATGGACTGCCGCGCCGGTATGGCAACTTTACCGGCTAACAGTGTGGACGCCATTGTGTGCGATCCGCCTTATGGGCTAAGCAAGCAGCCGAACATGCGCGAGGTGTTAGCGCATTGGCTTAACGGCGACGAGTACAGCCCCAACTGTGGCGGCTTTATGGGTAAGAAGTGGGACAGCTTCGTGCCCGGGCCGTTGGTCTGGGAGCAGGCGTTCCGCGTATTGAAGCCGGGCGGCTATCTTGTCGCCTTCGCCGGTTCGCGTACTGTCGATCTAATGGCTATGTCTTTGCGCCTTGGCGGGTTCGAGGTCGTGGACATGCTGCACTGGCTGTACGGCTCCGGGTTCCCTAAGTCAATGGCGATAGACAAGGCGATCGACCGCCAGCGCCATGACCGTGACGACGTGTTGGAGGTGACAAAATGGATCGGCGCAATGCGAGACGCCGCAGGCATAACAAACAAAGCGATCGACGGCGCGTTCGGTTTTGCCGGAATGGCCGGGCACTGGACCTCTCAGAAGTCGCAACCGTCGATCCCGACGCTCGAACAGGTCCCGCAGTTGTTGGAGCTGTTGAAGTGGCCGACGATACCCCCGCGGATCGGTGAGCTGCTCATGGTGCTAAACGGCAACAAAGGCGAACCGGGCGCAGACTGGCACAACCGGGAGGTCGTCGGCCAGCACGAGAAGAGCAGCGGCGCGGCTAACTGGCGCAAGAAGTACGACGACTCGCGCGACCAAGGCGAAGCACAGATCGGCGCTATTACCAGCGCACACAGCGACGCCGCCAAGCAGTGGGAAGGGTGGGGCACCGCCTTGAAGCCTTGCCACGAGCCGATCGTACTATGCCGCAAGCCATTAGACGGCACCTTTGCGCATAACGTGCAGAAGCACGGGCTGGGCGCTTTGAATATCGACGGCTGCAGAATAACGGGCGACCGTTGGCCCGGTAACGTCATGCACGACGGTTGCTTGCCTGAGCCTATGGACCGCTATTTCTACAGCACCAAGGCCACCAGAGCGGACAGGGAAGCAGGGCTGGAGGCATTCGACACGGCAACAGCTGGCGAGTGTACGGGCGGCCGTGAAGAGGGCAGCGCAGGGTTAAACAGTCCACGATCAGGCGCAGGCCGGACCGGTGGCGGCAAGAATGTGCACCCAACAGTTAAGCCGACCGAGCTTATGCGCTGGTTATGCCGTTTAATTACCCCGCCGGGCGGCCTTATCCTCGACCCGTTCACAGGTAGTGGCAGCACAGGCCGGGGCGCAGTTCTTGAGGGATTCCGGTTCATGGGTTTTGAACTTTCCGAAGAGTACGCAGAAATTGCCAGAGCACGGATCGCCGATGCGGTCAAGGAGGCAGCATGTCAATAACTTACGGGTCGGTGTGCAGTGGCATAGAGTCCGCCAGCGTGGCTTGGGAGCCGCTAGGCATGAAGGCGGCATGGTTTGCGGAGATCGAGAAGTTCCCGTCGGCTGTGCTGGCGCACCATTGGCCTCAAGTCCCAAACCTTGGCGATATGACTATGATCGCCGGTTTAATTAAATGCGGAATGATACCCGCACCCGAATTGCTGGTGGGCGGCACGCCTTGCCAAGCGTTTAGCGTAGCAGGCAACCGCGAGTCACTAGACGACGACCGCGGCCAGCTTACTTTAGAATATGTGAGGTTATTAAATGCAATCGACGAACAAAGAGAACAACCCGCCGTGTGCGTCTGGGAAAACGTCCCCGGCGTACTTAACACCAAGGACAACGCCTTCGGCTGCTTTCTTGGAGAACTTGCAGGATCGGGCTGTGAGCTGCAACCGCCAAACGGGAAGCGGTGGGGAAACGCTGGTCTTATCAATGGTCCCCGGAGATCTATCGCGTGGCGAATCCTTGACGCCCAATTTTTCGGAGTGGCCCAACGACGCCGCCGTGTGTTCGTTGTCGCAAGTGCTAGAGACGGGTTCGATCCCGGACAAGTATTATTTGAGTTCGACGGCGTGCGTCGGAATACTCCGCCGAGCCGAGAAGAGGGGAAGAACGCTACCCACAGGACTGACGCACGCTTTAAAGGCTACGGTGAGCTCGTCGGAACCCTAATGGCGCGGGACTCAAAAGGGGTTGGCAACCAGTTTGTAGAAGAAGGCAAGCTGGTAGTGCTTCCCATAACTGACCGCGCAACCCGGCACGGAGGCAAGACGGGCGTCGGGTCGGGCAACGGTTTAGGGATAGGCCAGGCCAACGACCCCGCGCCTACTTTGACGGCAGGCGATAAGCACGCGGTTTGCATTCAAGGGTCTATGATCGGCAGGTCGGAGAAGAACGGACCGCAGGGAGCGGGGGTGAATATTGAGCACTGTTTTACATTAAATACCACCGATCGCCATGCAGTCGCGCAAGACGCCGAGGTGCGCAAGTTAACGCCGCTTGAAGGCGAAAGGCTACAAGGGTTCCCAGACAATCACACGCTCCTGCCTTTTGGTGCTAAGCAGAAGGTTGACGCGCAGATGGTCGAATACTATGGGAGGCAGTTAGGCAGGCAGTTAACCGAGGACGAGCAGCAAGCACTCACAGGCGACGGGCCGCGCTACAAAGCGATCGGCAACTCTAAAGCGGTGCCCGTCATTCGTTGGGTAGGACAAAGAATTCTTGACCACCTAGCGGCTTTGGGTAATACTAGCAGCAATTAACGCGGAGAAAATTAGCAATGAAACATAAAAGACAAAAACCAGAAGTACGCAAAGAAGAGATCGTGGGGGTGGCGCTTCGCCTAGCAGGCGAGACGCATTACACACAGGTCCAACGCAAACAGATAGCCGACGAACTGGGCGTAACGCCCCCGGCTTTGACCTATCATTTCGGGACTATGCCACAGTTGCAGCGTGCGATTATTCGGGCGGCGATTGGTAAAGAAGATCTGGTGGTATTGGCCCAAGGGCTGGTGGCTCAGGACGAGCACGCGAAAAAGGCCCCGGAGGCGTTGCGCCGCCGGGCGATTGAATTAGCTGTCGCGTGATAGCGCCAGCCTTTCCTTCAACTCTTCGATCCTTCTTCTAGTCTGGCGCTTTTTAGCGCCTTTCCTCGTTACTCTTGGCGTGTAAGGCGTTTCTTCATTTATACACGGTGGCGGCTCCGGGTCGTTAACTTCCCAAGTCTTGCCGCAGATATGTCACTGCAACTCGTCGCCGTATTGTCTCGCTTTATGTTCTGGCATTATTCGCACACCTCCGCGGGCCAGCTGCCCGCCTCAACCATTGCCAAACAGTGCGCGTGCTGCGCTACTGCGTCCTCGTAGTCCATCTGGCCGACTAGGCCAAACAGCGCCAGCACTAACAGCGCGGCGATCAGTTTTTTAGCTCTTTGCATGGTTTGCCACCTCTTCACAGAACGCCAGCTCGGCGTTGATTTTATTAACATAGCGGTTAACAGTGCCGCGGCTACACTTGAAACGGTCCTCGGCGCTGTACGCGCTTTCACCTTCAAGGATAACCGAACGGCAGGCAACCACCGTCGCAGTGCTCAGGCGGGCGAAACGCTCGCCCACTATTAGCTCGAATTGCTCGGGGGTCATACTTTGGCTCCTGTTTTGCGGGCGTACCAGTTGTTCGCGCCGCGCTCTGTTTTAAATGTTTTGCTTTGTGTGAATGTCATAGCGGTGAAAGTGCCGTCACCGTTCGGGAATACTCCGCGCGATCTGGTCATTACTTCGCCCCTTCGATGATTACACGGCAAGCAACGCCGTAACGTAAAGGAGAACCCGGTGCGCGTGTCTCTAGGCGGCTCTTCGCTAATTCTGCGCGGCGTTCGCGACTCATTGGAGAGGTAAAGCCTAGAAGTTGTTGTGCTCTTTCGTATGTCATGGGGTTGCGTCCTGTTGTTTGCTGTTGATGCGGTAATAATAGCAGACTAATAGCACAAGTCAAGCAACTAATTGCAATTATTTTACAACAGGACTAAGGTTAGTTTATAGACGCCGCCGTTTACCGGTTCGCTACCACTGAGGAGGTGATCTATCTCCCACCGCAGGGTTACGCGGAAACGAAAAGGCCGCTCGATTGAGCGGCCTTCTTACTTCTAGCGGGTGGCTGTTAGATTATTTCACAAACCCCACCAGCACAAGCCGCCTCGCCTTTCAAGTCCGTGTGGTCGCT